TTTGCTGCTCAGCATTCCAGGCGTGGTGGACTACACCGGTCTGACGGTGGGCGGCGGAGAGGACAATCTTGTCATCGCGGCCGACGAGGTGCCAGTGCTGGGTGAGGTGACGGTCTCATGAGTAATTTGCTGGCGCGATACCCGGCGTATCTACAACGGGGCGCGGAGTTTGCGGACATCCAGCAGGCGTTGGAGACGGAGGTCTTGGCGCTGCGGCAGGCCCGGGATGAAACGATGGAGCAATTGAATGTGGATACCGCCACATGGAGTCTTAAATACTGGGAGCAGGCGCTGGGCATCCCGGTGGAAATTAGCAAAGACATTGATCTTCGCCGCAGCCGGGTGAAATCCAAGCTGCGGGGCGCGGGGGTGACCACCGGGGACATGATTCAGAACGTGGCGGAGAGCTTCAGCAATGGGGCCGTGGAAGTCACGGAGCTATCCGAGCAGTACCGGGTGGCCATCAAGTTTGTGGGGAACATCGGGACCCCGCCCAACATGGACGATCTCACCGCCGCCCTGCGGGAGATTATGCCCGCCCACTTGGGGTGGGATTACGTGATCATTTACAAGACTTGGGATGGGGTAAAGAAGAACGCATGGAATGAGCTGAGCGCTTACACATGGCAACAGGTAAAGGAGAGTGATTTGAATGGATAATACTTCAAATCTGGGCTTGCGGCTTCCCGCAGGCACTGATTATGCCGATGTGGCCGACCTCAATTACAACTTCGAGCAACTGGACGCGGCCATTGCAGCGGCACGGTCGGCGCAGGAGTATGACGACGGAACGGCCTACTCGGTGGGGGACTACTGCACCCACGACGGGACGCTCTACAAATGCACAACGCCCATCACGGTGGCAGAGGACTGGAACGCAGCGCACTGGGCGGAGACGAACATTGACGCGGAGTTTAAGTCGCTGTATGCGGCGCTGGCGGGGAAGGCAGCAGCAACCCACACCCATACTCCGGCACAGATCGGAGCAGACCCGGCTGGCAGCGCGGCAGCGGTGCAGGCCAACTTTGTGGCCCACACGGTACGCACAGATAATCCCCACGGGGTAACGGCCGCACAGATCGGCGCGGCAACCGCCGTCGAACAGCAGGCGATGGCCCCGTTGCTACGGCTGCAAACAGGACTTGGGAATGAGTATATATGGGAAAAATACACAACACACCCTGATGGAACAAAAGCCGTTTACAATAACTATCTACTCTTGCAAAACTCCAACCCAACTACTTTTCCCATATACTATGCTGATTCCTTTACAGTAATATCTGATACCAATGGATTAAAATTTCAGTTGGTGAACCCCTCAACGTTAGGATTTACTACAAACAATGTAGCAACTGGAGACCCCCTCAAGGGAAAATACTGCCTTGTGAATAACTATCCCCCCCTAATGTACTTCCCCCCTGAAGCAGTATTTACAACCCCTAATGGGGCTGGGCTTCAAGTTTTTGTATCTGTATGTACAAAATATGGAGCCCCGACGAATAAAAGAACAGTTCATTCCTATGTGAACTCGACAAACCCAAACGCTTACCCCATTTCTGATGGGTACCTGTACAATAGCCTAGGTAAACTGGGAAATCGGTCTTGGGCATTGTCGGGTTCTTACATGGGAACTGGTGTGTATGGTTCAGCCAACCCAAATGTGCTTACCTTTCCCTCAGAACCAAAGCTGTTTATGGTTCAATGTGCCACATATGCCGGTGACAATTACTTTCCTAGGGGACTCACAATCAATTCTAATTATTGCACAAACTTTATGCTGTGGACCCCTGGACAGAAAAATTACTCCATTCAATCTCAAGGGAGTGCTTCTGCAAACAACTATATTGATTCTGTCCAAAATTCTCTGTCCTGGTATTCTGTAAATAATGCACAGGGTCAAATGAATGTGCTTAGCATGGTTTATTACTATGTAGCAATTGGGGGGTAAGAACTGTATGTATTATGTTTCAAATAATCAAAAGACTCAATATGGGGTACAGTTAACCTACGATTCTGGTCTGGTGTCACTTCCCGATGAGTTTTTACCCGAGTTTTTTAAACCTGGAAAAAAGGCTGCAGGATTTGTAATCCTTGAACATGATGGTACTACTGTAACCTCATGTACATGGAACGAGGATGCCTATCAGAAGTACCTTGCTAATTTGCCGGCTCCAAACCCGGAGAAAATCAGGGAGGAGCGCAGCACAGCCATTAAAGCGGCCTGTGCCGAGGCCATCACTGGAGGCTTTGACGCGGACGTGCTGGGGCGCGGACCTCTGCACTACACCCTGACGGAGATTCAGCAGCGTGATCTTCAGACGCAGTATGCAGCCGTGCAGGCCGGAGCCACGGAGGCCCTTTGGCACGACAGCAGCCGGGTGACGCACGAGGTCTACACGGCGGCGCAGTTTACCGCGCTGTTTCAGATGGGGTACGCCTACATCATCTCCTGCAAAATCCGCTCTGACTGGCTGGAGCAGTTGGCCCACGATCTGGTGGACGCGGACAAGCTCACCGAGGCGGCAGCGGTGGACTGGGCCACGGAGTTGCCAGAGGACTATCGGATGCAGTGCGACGCGCAGATTGCGGCGATGTTGGGGGGCGGCAATGCGTAAGACCGAAGACAGGATTCTTTCCAGCCTGCTGGCGTGCTTCGTAAGAACGGTATACTTCCTCATGGAAGTAGTGCGAAAGATTGCCTAGGATGCCCCCAAAACATCCATTGTACCATGCTGGCGCAGGGGGAATAGAAAGGAACGATCAAAACGGACAACGACACTTTAACCAATATAAAAGTCGGAATTACCGCCATTCTCGCGGCACTGACGGCCTTTTGGGGCTGGTTCGGGTGGCTGGTGGTGGTCTGGGTGGGTATGATGCTGCTGGACTGGCTGATCGGCAGCGCGGCGGCATTTAAGAAGGGAAACTGGAGCAGTGCAAAGCTGCGGGCCGGTGCGTGGCACAAGGGCGGCGAAGTGGTGATTGTGGTGGTCGCTCTGGTGGCGGACTGGCTGATCGGCTTGGTCATCGCAACTATTCCCGGTATCACGCTGCCGTTTGAGTATGCGGTACTGCTGGGACCACTGGTAATCGTGTGGTACATCCTCGGGGAGCTGGGGAGTTTGGCGGAGCACGCGGTAACATTGGGCGCGCCAGTGCCTAGGTGGCTGGTATCTGCGCTGGAGGCAGGGAAAAAAGCCGTGGACAGCGCAGGGGACAAGCTGACCGGCAAAAGATAATCTGCCGCCAGTCGGTGGAAGCCTTACAGAGAAGCTTTAAGAGTCCAACGTGATTCGGTCAACACAAAGCTTAATGGTATGGTCGGCGGAGTAATTAGCGAGTGGGGCGGGGAAAACCCCGCCCCTTAACCTTGAAAGGGAGGATACATATGAAAAGCTTAAAGATTTGGGCCAAGGCGGCAAGTGTGCGGGCGGTCAAGACCGTGGCGCAGACGGCAGTGGCAACGATCGGCACGGCGGCAGTGCTGGGTGCGGTGGACTGGCGCATGGTGGTATCTGCGTCCGTGCTGGCAGGGGTGCTCTCTCTTTTAACGAGTGTGGCGGGACTGCCGGAGGGGAAGGCGTGAGCGTCAAGACCTATTCCAAGAAAAAGAGCGGCAGCGTGAAGCTGTCCGTAAATTTCACCGTGGCGGAGTTCGCCTGCCACGACGGCAGCGACACTGTGCTGATTTCTGGAGAACTGGTGACGCTGCTCCAGAAAATACGGGACCATTTTGGAAAGCCCGTCACCATCAACAGTGCGTACCGCACGGCGGCGTGGAACGCCAAGCAAGGCGGGGCACCCAAGTCCCAGCACCTTTCGGGCACGGCGGCGGACATCACGATTCCCGGCGTGTCGCCGCTGACGGTTGCGCAGTATACAGAGTTTTTGCAGCCGGTTACCGGAGGCATTGGGGTGTATCCGTCCTTTGTGCATGTGGACGTGCGAAATACGCGGACGCGGTGGGATAGCCGCAGCGGCAGTGAAAAAGCCGTGTCCGGATGGCAGGGTTACTCAGAGGCATCCAAGTTGGACCAAGCCGTGGACAAGCTGGTAAAAGCTGGAGTAATTGACAGCCCGGAGCGGTGGAAGGCCGGGGACTGGACGGATCGGGCTGTGGAGTTGCTGTTGATTAAAATGGCAGGAGCACTGGTGTAAATAAATTAAGGCCTCAGCAATTGCTGGAAAAAGCCGCACGGCGTACCGCCCTAAACTTCAAAAAATACCGGTATTGAGTGGAAGCGATTGCTGGTGGCCAGTGTCGTGACTTCATTCTATCAAAGTTCCAAAACAAATAAAAATAAGTAGAGTTCAGCGGGATTGCAACCAGCAGTTGACATATCTTCAGGTCTGGTTGTTGGCAGTCAACCGCGGTTTGTGGTACGATACCATTACTCCGGAAAGGGGGGCATTATGAATAGAGCGGACAGAATACAAAGCTTAAGAAAAGCAAAGGGAATCTCGCAGGAAGAGCTTGCAGAGCAAACCGGGGTTTCCCGACAGGCGGTTTCTAAGTGGGAGAGCGGACAAAGTGTGCCTGACATAGAAAAAATAATCATCATGAGCGATTATTTTGGTGTGACTACGGATTATCTTCTAAAGGGGATTGCGCCAACAAAGAGGGAGGAAGTAAGAAAGAAGCCGGATGCCAGTATATTTTCAATTGTTGCGACAGCCTTGAATTTTATAGGCGTCATCTCCGCAGTGATGATATGGCATGAGGAGAGACTCTCTTCCTCGGTGGCGGTAGGACTGATAATAATCGCGGTTGGATGCGTAATCTTTGCAATTGGGCAGACGATTAGCGATGAAACCACAAAAGTAAGGGCAAAAAAACACTTCTGGGCAATTAACGTATGGATTTTGGGGTTGATTCCGATTTCCATTTGCTTCAATTTGCTGGATGGCTTTTTCGGTGGATATGTGGGCTTAATTGCACCGTATCCTCTGCTTGGCAATTCGTTTGCAACCTATGGTGCATGCTGGTTGCTATATGTTGGAATTTGCGCCGGTGCAGATTTTTATATAATTAAAAAAGCAGCTTGAATTTTTTTGAAGATTAGTTGTGTATTTATAGGTGCTTGCTGCATGGCTAAGTTGCGGCGATGTCGACCGGAGTCACGATATGGGTGGCCTTGCAGCGTTTAAAATACTGCAAGGACACTTGATTTTCAATAGAAACTTGACATGAAATGAGGGCGCGGGGCGAACAGGCATGGCAAAAGTTTTTGAAATAGCAAATTGCTGCTGGAATGTACTAAATAAAAGCAAATAGGAGGAAAAGACTTTATGATGGACCATTGGTTTTTCAAACAGTTTGTGGTATACTCACAAAAACGGGTTTCTTAATTACAGCCGATATTGGAGATTTGCATGAGCTTTCACATTGATTTTGCTTGGCTGCAACAGCAGCTCCCGGAATATCAGTTTCTGTTTTCAGACCTCGCTCCGCACGGGGTGGAACAGATTCAAGCGGTCAACCTGCAGACAGAGAAGCAGGTACTTTCCGCCGTGGACTTGGGCCTGCAGCGAGAGCAAATTTTTTTCTCGGAGCCGGGAAAAACAAATGCGGATTTGCCGCGTCTGTTTGGCACGTGCCGGTTTGTTGCAAGTAGTTGGGATGAGCTGCGGGAAATTGACAAAATTGCCCGACTCCATCCGCGAGAGGGGGCGTTGGAGTCGGTGGGCCTGCGGATCATTCCCCGGCGCTTTGACGACGGGAAGCAGCCCGGATTTCCGGAAGGAATGCTCCCGGAGCTTGCGCAGAAGATAAAAACGCTTCCTGCGATTTCCGTCCGGGGCTGTTTTGTACTGGGGGAAATTGAGGGCCTCCACGGGGAAGAACTGGGGCGATATTTTCGGGAATGCTATGAATTAGCAAAGCGAATGACTGTGATTTTACCCTGCGGTATGCCCTATCTGTGCATTGTGAATGGGGCAGTGGCTGCCTGCCTAAATGCGGCGGAGCACCCGGAGACATTGGAGGCGTTTTTGCGCCAGGCGAAGATTGTCGCCGCCCAGAACCAAACGGCCTTTTACGCGAAGCTGCTGATGACCTGA